CTAGCATCGTCAGCGCTTAAACCTGCTGAAACAAGCATTGTATTAGCTGTTGCAAGTTCATCAACGCCAAAAGGAGATACCAAAGCATCTTCCCTAATTTTAGCAAACATATTTGATCCTGCTTCGGCTGAACCAGTTAGGTTTTTCATTTGAATTCCTAAAGATTCGTACTTTGAGCCTACCGCTAAAATTTCCGCTCCGTATTCTTTAATTTTTGAAACCGCAAAAAGTCCACCTGCGATTGCACCAAGTTTGCCCAAACCTAAACCTCCCTCGGCTTTTTGCTGTACGTTATTGAATTTTGAATTAGTAGCATCTAAACGGCTATTCATAGCATCTAATTTACTAGACACTAAATCTTTTAATTCAATAATATACTGAGCCTGTTCGTTAGCCATCTTGTTTATTTTTTAGTACCCATTGTAATTTTGCGTACAACTCGTAAAATTTCTCATCGTTTAAGGTGTCAGTATCAATTTTATAATAATAGCGTATTAAAGCATCTGCCTGTTCTAATACGCCATCATTTTTTAAAAGGCTTTCATACCTTTCTATAATTTCGTTATCGTGCTTTTTTTTAAATCGACAATTTGTGCAATTTGAGTAACGGCACTTAAAAACAAATCGTCATCTTCAAGCACTTGCATATCTGAAATTTCACGAATTACTAAAGCTTGTATCAATTCTTCGTATGCAATTAAAGGGTCATGTCCAAGTTTTGCCATTACTGGAGATAATACATAGCGATTAACTTTATTCAAATAAAGCTTCTTTCCTTCAACCTCAATCACGTAGGCTAGTAAAGGGTATTTTTCTTTTAGTTCTAAGTTTGTCATGTCGCAAATATAATAAAAAAAAAAGGTTATGCAACAATGTTACATAACCAATTTTCACTTAGACAAACAAAAAGTTATCTTGAAATATTCCCAATAATTAAAGGTATTTTAACCATCAATTTTGAATCTCCTTGATTAGCATCTAGTGGATTTTCAAGAAATTCAACATACTGTAAAACATCTTTTGAAAACACAACCCTAGAACCTCCAAACAGAACGGTAATTTCAAATGGTGGAATATTAAGAGGTGAACGGTCTGGGCTTGCTGAAATTATTTTTTTCCATTCATCTAAATACAATTCCATAGAACCGCTATATTCATAGTTGCCATAACCTCTTGAAATTGGCTTATCACCAAAACCGTAGTTATTTTCTTTGGTTTGTTTTTCGTTGTATTCTAGTTTAGAAATACCAACTACAACATTACCGAACAATATGCATGAGATGTTACTCCATGAGTAGTTTATCCCGTTTTTCATTACACTTGTAGCCATTTAATTAAAGTTTTAAGGCAAAGCCTATGTTTACGTTTATGTTTCTTGCTACACCTTTAGGAATTAAAACAATCCCAATAGTTAGCAATCCAGTTGAAAGTACATTTTGCGCTGAATTAATTGAAACAGAATAATCAGAAATGTTATTATTTCTTTTCATGCTTTCAAGTTCAACATTACAAGCGCTTGTAAATACTTCAATACTTAAATCTGATATTGTCCCGTTACTGTTAAGGTCAATATTTGAATTTAAATATGGAGTTAGTGCTACATCTAAGAATCGAATAGCTTTGTTTATTACTCTATTGTTTTCGATATAAGCATAGTCAGAACTAACGACACAAGCATTGTGAGAATCATTGAAATAACTTCCTGATATTGCTCTTTGTTTTAATAAGAAAACAAATCTAAAGTCATTCAATTGATCTAGCATTACTTTAGTTTGGTCGCTATACAATACGCCATTTGCAAAAGCTAATGTTTCAAGTTCAATTGTATCCGAAAGATTGAATTTACCTACCCATGCAATATCTTCTTGTACATTTGCTAATGAAATAGCACCAAGCATAGCGCCTGCACAGGTTAAACTTTTGGCGTTACCTTTTGCAAGTGTCAAACCTAAACCTCCGCCATCTTGCCCAATACACACACTAACGCTAGAACCAGATATTGCATTTAAGTTAGTTAATGCAGACAAAGCAACACCGTTTAAATTATTCGCTAAAATGATTTGTGTTGGTGTTTTAGCCGTTAACAAAGTGTTTGCAATACTTTGTAAAGCCGTTACTTTACTTGTTGCAAATGTTACTAAAGGCTCGAAAAACAATACTTGTTTACATTCTCCATTTGCATAGTTTTGCAATGTTAAAATATCGCTTCCATCTGTTGCTAAAGTAACAAAACCACCACAATATAAAACGCCTGTTGGATTAACTCTAAAGAACTCTGCAATGTGATAGTAGATAGGTGCTAATACCGAAGCTACGCCACCGCTAAAATCAACTAAAGTTTGTGCAATAGTACCAACAATAGTAATAGTTATTTTAGTACTTGCGTTTAGATATGTACCTAAACCTGGTTTAGCTGTTATAGTAATTGCACCTGCTGTATTAATAGCTGTAAAACCTGTTATATAGGATTTTTTTGTAATGTCTGCAACAATAGCCGCAGCAACTAAAGTAACCGTAGTTTCTGTACTTGCTTTAGTATATTCGCCAATTACTACTACTTCGCCTGTTGGTAATGTTACACTTGCTGTATAAGTGTTACCATCTACACCTATATTTGTTATTGTGCTTGTTGCTGTTGCTTTTGTTTCATCGGAATAGGTAATATTAATACCGTTATCAATCGCATCTTGCGTTGATGTCGCCCTGAAAAGTTTTTGACTACCTAACCCACCAAAAACAAAACCACTAATATGGTCAGTTCCTGCTGCTGGTCTGCCTAGTCCTCCTTTTCCAAGTGTAAAGCCTACTTTGTTTAATGCCATTTTATTTAAGTTTTTAAGAGTAAAAAAAAAGGTGGCTTTTAACCACCCTTTTTATCTATTTAGTTTTTAAAATTTCAGCTTTTTTTATGAATTTGGTTTCAATGTGTTTTGGTTCTTCAAAATACCAATCTCCATTTTCAGCAACATATAACCCTGTTAATGTTGTGAACTCAATTAAAACCTCTTTCATTTTATTAAGCTACGAAATCACCAACAACTTTAGTAGTGTGCATAATAAACTCTTCCATTTTTGCAATTTGAACATCAAAAGCAAAAAGAGACTTCATGAAATACAAACTTGAATTGTTTTGTAATTTTTGCAAATCAATTTGTAAATCTTCAACTGCGTTAGTTCCTACCCAAAGGTTTGATTCCAAGTTAGCTGTAGCTTTAGTTAAATAGAATGTAGATTCAGGTAAACCAGCTAAAGTAACAATTTCAAAACCTCTATAGTTAGGAATAGTTACGCCATTAACGTCACGGCCTTTGTTAGTCAAAGCCAAAGAAGCAATTTCAAATTTTTGCCAATCTAAAGGAGATAGCATAAATTTGATTTTTTCAAATCTTGCATCGTCTGACAATAAAGCTAAAGGTAATAAAGCAATTGCAGCGTCAAGTTTACCTAGAATGTTAGCGGAAGTTATAGCACTTGGAGAACCAACTGGCAAATAAGTACCTGCTACTAATGCTTTTCTGATAAAACCATCAAAGTATTTAATTTGAGAGTTTGCGCCTGTACCTGTTAATCCAGTAGTGTAACCTAAAGAGCCTACGTGCATACCTTTTTCAATCGCTTCAAATTGACGATTTAAAAACAATTGCATCATCACGTTTTCAGCAGTTACAGGCAATTCTCTTGCAAGTAATGTTTTGCTTTGCTCCTCAGCGTAGAAATGGTCTTGAAAATCAATTGGATTAAATTCTACATATCCCATTGCTTTAGAAGGTGTGATAGTAACTTTGTTTACTACGAATGTACCTGCACTTGTTGGTGTTGCACCGTAGGTTTGCAATACGTTTGTGATGTCAACATTTGGGATGTTGTGTGTTTTTTTAATGCCATCTTTTACATAAACTACTCCTTTTTTAACGGTGTTCAATCCAAAAGTAGCTTTAGTAATCATAAAACCAGCTTCTACGGTACCTGCGTAAGAAGTATCACTAATAGTCATTGCCATATTTTTATTTTTTTAATTGGTTAAGCATATAAAATGCATTTGTTGGTAATTCTTTTTTTACTTCTTCAACAACTTCAACTACATCAACACCTATCTTGTTTACAGGGATAGATTTTAATAAAATTTCAGTTGCTTCGAAATCTTCAACAGCTTTATTTTCCCAAATAGAAATACTTTCCGCTGTTAATTTGTTTGAGTATTTTTCTACTAATTGTTTTGCAGAAACCTCTTTTTGTTCTTTTGCTTTATTTTCAAACTCTACCAATTTGTTTTTTAAAGTTTCGTTTTCAGAAGCTAAAGAATTAGCTTTGTTTTCAAACTCCTCAATTTTTTTGGTAGAATTTTCTAAAGCAAAATCAATCGCTCTTAATATTGAATCCTCGTTTGAGTTTTCCAATATGCCGAGTTTGTTGCATACTTTTGAATAATCCATGTTTTGAACGGGGTTAATTAATTGATTTACAAAATTGAAAGCTTCTCTATAAGCGTTCATTGATTTGCTTAAAGTTGGCTTTGCCTTTATCTTTACTGACTTGATGTCAGAACATAAATTCATTGTTTTAGCGGTGGTTGCATCCATCCAAGTTTCAGAATCCATCATTTCAGAAACTTCTTTTTCTTCCATTCCGCAACGGTTACAAATCATTTTAACAATAGAGTTTTTAAATAAACTCAAAACTTCATCATTTCCATTTCCTCCGTATGGATTGTGCACCATTAACAATGCGTAATCCATCATCGTAGTTTTTTTCCCTGCTAAAAATAACCATGAAGCAGTTGATGCACAAAGTCCAACGTTTACCGTATTTACAGGCGTTTTACAGTTTACAATTGCTGAATAAATGCTAAATCCTTCTATAATATTTCCGCCTGTTGAATTTATATGAATCTCAATTGATTCTTTACCCATTAAATCCAATGCTGTAAGCTCGTTTTGGAATTGCGAACCGCTCACACCTTCATAACCTCCTATTTCTTTATTAATAAGCATTATAGGCGTATTTGATTCAGGATTGATACAATAGATATAATTCATGCAACAATATTGCAAATAAAAAATATTATTCTTATAATTGTAGCACGGTAAAAATCATAATATGGAAAATAAAGAAAAATTATACAATGGTCAATGTAGGGTTTGTTTTTACATAAACCCTAAATATAAAAAAATGCTCAAAGAACATAGTTTAAAACATGGTTCTTTGAGCAAAATTTGTAGTGATATTATTAAACAACACTTTAAAGCTTATAAGTAGTGTTACCCTATATTAACTGCAATAGCTGTAAAACTGTACAATATAGTAAACGTATTGCCAGAATTAACTGCATTCCATATTGTAACAGTATGTTGTGTATTTGTGTTTCTATAACAAGAACCATTTATTGTATTGTTACTAACATTGTTTATTCCAACAGATGGATAATAAAAATCAAATAAAATATTGTATTTTGATGTTAAATTTAAATTTATATAAATAGAATTTAAAGCAGAGTTTGTTGATGTTCCATTTATGCTTCCATTTACATAAATAATATTTCCTTTTTTAATTACATTTATATTATTTTGTTGAATTGTGCAGTTTATTGGAGTTGCACTTGATATTATGTTTGCAAATGTAGAATCGTAGCTAGTATAAAATTTTCTATCATCCCAATCACAAATGCCTGTACCTGTTAATCCTTGGCTAAGTTTAATCTTTAAATTTTGATTAGTGTTTACGCTTGTTACACCATCGCTGTAAATTGTTGGCTCTCCTGACTGAAAAGTTGTAATGTCTAAAGATAAAGTAAATACATTTGCACCTGTTTTAGTAATGCTTTGTGCTGAAATTTGGTATATTTCCCCGTTGTAAATAAATGCGCCTGCGGTTACTGTTAGTGTGTCATTTGTTACTGTAACTGTAGACAAAGTGCCTACACAACCCCACAATACAATAGGTACAGAATCATTTGAACTACCTAAAGAAGCATAAATAGCACTTTTAATATTTTCCATTTCCATTTCTTGGATGTGGTCAATTGTTCTTTTTAATATTGGCAATTGTGCCGAATCTGTAATACTTGAAGTTAATATTTTTTTCATGATGTTAGTAAGTTGCTATGTTGTAATTCATTCCAGCCATATTAATTTTATCGGCTTGTGCTCTTATTATTTTTTCAGCGTTTGTTCCTAATCCGCTATAAATAGCCGTTGGGACATTAATAGTAAAATCAAATAAATTATACGCGTTTGTTAATGGTACGTTTAAACTTGAATTGCTTATACCTATTGTTGAACTCTCAGAAATACCAACATAAAATGGGTTTGCGTTAGTTACGTTTGTGATATTAATTCCTGACGAATAGAAACGATTATTTAGCGCGTATTCAAACACTTTTTTATTGTTTCTAAAATTTAATCTTGTATATAAACCTATTCTATCTTCTTGAATTTTATACCAATATTCGCTTGTTAATGATTCCCCAGTATTTGCAATTAAGCATTCATAAAGCCCTTCATCAAATCTTACAATAGTACCTACTGTGTAGGGTGTTGCAATATTCCAAAGCGTCCTAGTTAATCCTTTTGCGTAAAATTCAAAAAGATTGTTTTTTAACCAATCAATAGGCTTTAATAAACTTTTTTGCCAATATAAATTTGCATTAAAAGCGTAAAATTTAGGCGTTAATTGCTCAATAAATGTACTTAAACTAAAATCATATATTGCCATTAAATTATCATTAAAGTATCCGTAAATGTATGTGAGGCTGTTACTTCTTGAATAATATAGCCTGCAAGAGGTGTATAGTCTTTTATTAATACTTTTGAATCTGATACTAATGCCGTGCCTAGTCCGTATGATTGGTTAGTATTGCGTACATTTATTGAAGTTATAACAACATCATTAACTCCTGTGACTCCTTGTATAGTATCCTGTATAGCTGAAACTTTTACTTTGCCATCAAATGATAGGTTTGCTAAATAATTATCTAATGCGGTGATAATAGTTGTTTTGATTGTATCAATATATTGCCCGTTTACATAAATATTTGCCCCTATTTCGATTGAATCTCCTGCAATTGATATCAAATTTACTCCAACACCTGCAGGCAATATTTCGCTTAAATAAGTTGACAAAGCCGTTTTTTCTGGGCCACTTATGGCTGTTGGTGTTGTTCCTTTTGCTACTTTAATTTGAACGGTTTTATTAGCTGTTGTGAAAACACTTACCCTAGTGATAATGTTTTTTGTAGTATTAATGATAGGATAATAAAATGCTAAATTACTGTCTAGTTCTATAGTATCCCCATATTGCCAATATTTCAACATTTTCACTATCCATGTTGGTGTGGCTGGTATTGCGTTACTTACTATTGTTTCAATATCTGTTTTAAAAATATCAAGTAGCTGTTCAAAAACAGAAATGCAAACTGCTGTTATATATATCCATAGATTTTCAACGCTTGCAAGGCTGTTTAAATCAATTTTATCTAGTTCGCTGTGTGTTGCTTTTTCAGCTTTTATTTGTGCTTGAATTTGACTAATTGAACGTGCCATTTATTATTAAAGTAGTTGGTGTAGTTGTCAATAATTTATTGTATTTTTCTTTTGTAAAATCTACTATATTAGTATCAAATGTCATCTGATACCTAACTAAATTGTCATGGTTATTATCTTGAATCTCTGTTGTTTTTACAAATGCTACGCATCCAGTAGGTTCATAACCTTGTATTGATTCGTACACTTTTTGTTTTAAATCGTATATCAACAAATCCTGAGAAGTATCTTGATATGCGTTATTGTAGTTTTCATGAACAATATGGAAATTTACTGTAACTTCATAAAGCTGAACTCCCCCTCCTAGTTGTATGCTGTCTGCATTGTTTTGTATTTCAATAAAACAAGCTGGTAAACTAAATGATTGCTCGTCTTGATCTAATTGATTATTCCATACTGCTATATGGTTAAAATCTGTTATCAAATCAATTTTAGCTATTAAATCTAAATACAACTGTTTCATTTCATTACCTTATTTAACAAATTTAGTATTTTTTTATTCAAAACTTGTGAAT